ATCAGCTAATGCAAATTGGGTAATTTGAAAAGAACCATCATTACGGGCCAATAATTCACGACCCTTTGTGGTTAGTATTGCATCTACAGTTATTGTTGTAGGATTTAAAATTGCCATATTATTCTATTGTATATACTATAAATATATTAAAAATTAAATTTTATATTGTTGAACCTTGTTGATCTGCTAATAATTTTTGTTTTACTTGACGAGTTATAGTGTCTATATTATCTAAAACATCGGGTGCTAAATTCTCAGGAATAACGAAACCATATGATGTTTTTCCATCACGTTTTCTAAAGGAAGCATGAGCATTTGTTTCATCATTTAATCTAGACAATAATAAAAAGCGCTGATAAGATCCAGACATTATGTTATTAATATATTGATTAGACATTATTTTATCTAGGTGTATTCTAAAAAAGCTACCTGAATATGATGAGCTTACTATTCGACTTTCAACATAGGTTCCATCTGATAGATAAGTTAATACTACATCAGATTGTTTTGTAATGAATGGATAATTAACATCACCATAGATATTATATAATGAATTTAAAGATCCTGTATCTGGATTTGGAACAAATTGATACCCGTTATCATGAAAATTACTTAATGCTATTGGAAATGTTATAATATTTGTACTGCCACTTCCTTCAACTAAAGAAGCAGAAATTGAGGCAGAATGAAAATAAGGACAAACAGCCGAAGCATACCCTGTAGAAGAAGCTAATGATCCTATTGTTAAACTACCTTGAGATACCGATGCTGTAAAATTATTATTACTTGAAGATATGTTAAGAATAAAACTTATTTCATCACCTTCTACTAATCCACTTACTGGGAAATTATCAGGACGGTTTATAAATAATAATTTAGTAGCTTCTCCTAAACTAGGTAATTCTGGGTTTTCAATATAATAAAAATTATTAGATCCTACATTATATTCTACTATACCAAAATTACAACCTAAACTAGTAGCAGGAAACGATCCGGTTGCAAATGAATAATAAGGGTTTGGTTGAGCATTAGATACACTACAATTTGGTGCCGTTCCGAAAGTTCCGTATAATTGTTTAGTATATTTATATAAAGTAGTTCCAGCAGGATAGCTAGTTCCTCCTATAAAAATACTTCTTCCTGTAGTTATAATACTTGTATAAGATAAAGTGCTACTTATCCCCTGTCCAGGTTGACTAATAAATCCAGTTATATCAGATCCTGTAGTACCTCCCTCATTAAGATCCCATGTTTCTGAACCAAATACTGATGGTGACAATGGAGTTCCATTTCTTAGCATAATAAGAGATCCAGTAACTAAATTATTTCCTCCAGTTACACTTACAGTTAAATTAAAACTAGCTTCAACTCTATGATCACCAGATTCTTGTACTGAATATGTTGGGGGAGCTGAGATAGTCCCTGTAGTAAAGATGTTATCAGGATCTATTTTATTATTAAAAATATTATTAACATTAGAACTAATTATAGGGAAAGTCATTGTTCCTGAACCACTTATAGTTCTAGGTTCAGGACCATTATTTGCTGTTACTAAAAACGCATTGGATCCTCCTAGATTTTCAAAAAATATTTTTGGATCTACACTACAACTAGCGAAATATAATATTGGATAATAAGAATAACCACTATCAAAGATTAATTTATCTCCATCAGTATTTTTTTGATTACCAAATTTTTGGTTGTCAAATAAGGATATATTAAATGTATTTCCCGCTATAAATGTTCTTTGTACATCTTCCCAATGTTTATTACGTTGGTTTAATTCAGTTAATCCACCAAATTCATCTACAAGATATTTTAAAGATACTCTATTGCGTTTAGGTAAAAATGAAGATGAAACTATTTCAGTAAATAATCCTAATTGTCTTACTTGCTTATCTATCGTTGCTGTTTTACCATATGAATTATCTCCACTATAGTTTAAAGAAGCTGAGGTATAGTCATTATAGAGTAGACTACTTATTTTAGTTCCATTATATCGAGCGTTATTGTAAGTAGTAAGAGTTTCATATGAATCTTGTAATTCAGCAAAATAACTTGATGAATAACCAGCTAAAGTAAGATTTAACCCACTTCCAGTATATATAGGCTGTAATATTCTACGATTTAAAGATAATACACTTTGAGATACATTATTTAATAATACGTTAAATTCTGAATGATTAAATAAATTAATATCAGTAGATGTTAAACTAGATGTAGGTAATAGATATGGGTTAAAATTTTTCGCTATCCATTCATCACCATATTCAATAATACTTCCTGTTATACTACCATCATAGTAAGCCACTTTATCACCTCCTAGGCCATCATATAAATCAGTATATTCAGTTGTTATAGTAGGACCATCAATAGTACCAGTATATTCTTCTATTTTAGAGGTAGAAGATGGATTAGCATAAACAAATTTGTTTCGCTCTAATACAGGAGAACTAATTGTAACGCCAGTTGAAAGATTTGCTCTTGCAGGAACAAAATCCTTTAACATTTTAAATAATGAATTATCAAAAAACTGGATTAAGCGAATAAATCCGGCATAATCCATATTAGATGCAGTAAAATTAAAATAAGTATTACGTTGTTGGTCTAAAGAGGTATAAGAACCACTATAAAGATATCCTGGATCTCCTATATAATCATCTATATTCCATGTTGGGTTTGAAGTAGCTATAGCAGCTGAAGCATATGTATTTATTTGATCTTGGGGAGAAAATGAAATGTCTACATAGTGGTAATCTTCTGTTCTAAATTCTGTAGATTGAGAAGGATATACTTGTAAACTAATATAAGGAGATAATACACTTCCCGTAGATGTATTAGTACTTTTATATATATTATTTGTTACTATTCTTACTTTTTGATTAATACTATATTCATTTAAAGTATTATTCTTTAAATTACCACCATATTCTTTAACATTTAATATACTTGCTGTTATTAAATTACTGCTAGTAGGTGTATAAAAAGAAGAAGTTATAGAACCTGAATATATATTATAGTAATTTTGGTTGGGTATACCAAAAGTAGATATTAATGTTTGTAAACCATAAGTAGTACCTTTAGTTTTTAATAATAAAGGTAAATTATGATAAATTCGTTTATAAGTTTCAGCAAGTAAATCTTTACGAGGTATATTATTTAAATAAGAACCTGTAGGGGTAAAATTATTATCAAACTCAATGCTACCACTATCTTGACCTACTAAGAATAAATCATTATCCGAATCCCCATATTTATTATATAATTTAGTACCTAAAGACTGTAATACTGTATAGACTAGATCCTTAGAGACTCCTTTTTCAAGATTATTATTTGCTAAATTAATATCAGTAATAGCATCTAAATATATCCAAATATTGTCAAAATAATGACCTACCATATTAAGAAAATTCAGGTAAGGAGCATTATTATCATCATCTTTAATAAATGCAGGCACACCATATACTAAATTATTCTGATTGTAGTCGTCATAATATTCGGCACTAGATGTAGATGCATTAAGCCAAGTTTTTGTAGTAACAGAACTAGTTGAAAGTAAAATAAATGGTTTTTGAGTTCCAGTTTTTGGATATGGATTAATTCCATATTCTAAAGAAGAAGTTAAGGTTGATCCACTTTCAAAATATAAATAATATTCAAACCCATCAAAATTAGCAATAGTATTATCAATGCTAGCAGTAGCAACATTAATATCATTAACTAAATTAGGATAGCTTGAAGTTTGGGGAGTATAAGTTGATATAAGATTGTTATAATCTTCTATTTCTTTTACTTTATTATAAAAGTTTAATAATCTTTGTTTAGCAGAACTAAAAAATGTAAAATTAGAAAAATTAGTATAGTCTGTATTAATATCAATACTTTGTGAAGTAATTAAACTTAAAAGTTGTTGGTATGAAGAAGAAACATTTTGTAAACCACCTATTAAGGTACTATAATTCTGATAAGAAGTATCAATATTATTTTTATTAGGCAGTTCTATAGAAAAATTTGGACCTCTTAACTGAATTCCAGGAGAAGGTAAAATTAGTTTATCTAGATTTACATTAAAAACATACGGGTTTATTTTTTCATCTACAACCCACAGTGTTGATTTTTCTTGAATGTTATCTAGTAAAGGTTCATATAATTTAAATAGAATTTCATACCCAGAATCAACTTTATTAAGAGCAACATTTACTGCTGTTACTTGAGTATTATTTCCAAAATTTAATAAATAATCAACAAAATAAGCAGACCCGGTATATTCATTTATAAGAGATAAAGCAGTATTTTCTATTTGTTCATTTGTAAGAATTGTAGAACCAACTCTTAATTCTGTTCTATCAGCTGATATTTCTTTTAAAAATAAGCCTGTTTGAGATGAATCAGAAATTTTATTATTAAAAAAATTATATTGAGTTACAAATTCTCCAGATGTATATCCTAAATTTTGAAGATCTTTAACAGGATCTATTTCTATAATAGGTAAACTCCCATTAATAGGATCTACATATGATGTAGAAGGTAATTTAAAATTTTTATAATTATAGTTTATATTTAATAAATTGCCTCCAGCATCGTAAACAAAATATTCAATATAATCATTTAATTGTCCAAAATCTTCTTTTAATATAAATGGAGAAAGAAGATTAAGATCCTCTTCAGAATATCTAGATATCTGTTGAGTTTCTGTAATTTCACCTGTTATTTTAATATTATCTGCCATTATATATTACTAGTTGCTTTAGTCAATTCGTTTACTACAGTTTGAGTATCAAGTACCTGTTGTCTTAAAGAAGTAATTTCATCAAGTAAAGCTTGAACGTCATCTTGATTTAAGTCTATACCCAAATAATCAGCTTCACGTTGTAAAATATATTGATGAGAATTTGAATCTCCTTCTTTAGGGATTTGATAAAATAATTGATCATATAATTCAAAAAAATCATCTACTGTAAAGGATAAATTTTCTTCTCCTTCTACAGAAATAAGTTGAGTAAATTGAGTATCAATTACTCTACTGTATTTTTCTTTATTAAATACTGTTTTTTGTACAGGTATTTGTGACATTATCGTATAACTTTAAAGATATAATTTTCATCAAATACTGTTGTTTCACCATTAGAAAATACAGATTTAATTAAAACTTTATAATAACGTTCAGGTTCTAAACCGTTCATGTATATATTAAAATAATTACCGCTTGAATCACAGCTTATTTTAGTATATGAAGTATCATAATCTACGACAATTTCTTCAGTATCCAAATCTTTTATTGACCAATATGAAGAAGAAGGTAATGCTTTTGTATTAATATAACTAATAGATGTTCTAAAAGCTACTGATGGATATTGGTCTCTAACGTTTACTCTAAAACGTTGAAATGAGTCTTGTTGAAATTCAGCTTTATTATTCCACATTGTTACAGCACATAAGCTAGAGGTAAATACAGTTAATGAACCAGTATTATATAATGAATCATTCCACCTAAATTCAAGAGCTGGTGGATATATTGTATGTGTGTTAGCTGAAAAATATTTTAGTTCAAATTTAGAGGCTGCTGTAAATTCTAAAGATGAAGAATGTTTTAAAATAAAACCATAGTTACTAATAGATCCACTATTCCATGCTTTCACAACATTAGTAACTTTTAATTCAATATCTTTATCAGATATATTATTAAAAGATTGAGTTGATTGATATAAAGAACTAGTCCACCAAGTTCCTCCACCTTCATTAGATCCTGTGTAAGAAGCAGTAGTTCCAGAAGTAAGAGAACCAGTAATCCATTTTATACTACCTGATTGGTTTGTAAATACCCAGCTAACACCATCAGTAGTAGCGGGAGTATTTGCTAATCTGCCTGTTCCTTTATTCCAATCTTGAGAGATAGGATGAGAAAATATTGTAAAATCTAAAGGAACTGATGTGGCGTTGGCTAAATATGTTTTTACATAGACATCAAAATCAGATCCTGATATTTTATTATTTATAATATCAGAAATCTGATTTGATGGGAATTTTATTAAAAAACGAGATACCTCGTTAGTTCCTGATATGCTTTTATATGTGCTTAGATCTAAAATTTCATCTATTCCTGTATTAGTTGCAGGATAATATGAATAGAGAGCAGCACTCTTTTCAGGAAATATTTTATAAACAGCCATAGTTAGTAATTACTACATATAAATATAATAACTATCAAACTGTTTTATGCAAGTAATGCGTAATATTCTTTAAAATGTTTAAGTCTATCAGCTAAACCAATAGTACCACCATTAACGCGTTTGGTAATTTGAGTAACAACAGCATCAGAGACTCCGTTATCTGCTAATTTATGTAAACCATTTTTATGGAAAAACCAAGCAGCAGACAATAACGGGTACTTAGTAGCAACTAAATCTGGATTATCAATAATCGATTCAGTAACAACTGTATCAAACGCCTTGTAATTGTCTTTGCCAGTTAATTGAATATAACCACGTCCGCGAAATTTATATCCTTCACCTGTTGTTTCTGCGCCATTACCCATACGACTACCATAAACTAAATTAGCAATTTTTTCTGGCTTGCGTTCATAAAGTTTAGCTTTTTCTTCTGTTGGGAAATATTTTTTAAAAATACTTAATAATCCTTTAGCCCCATAATTTAAATTTTCATTAACTGCTTTAAACCCACCTGATTCATGACCTGCTTGAGCAAGAAAATGTGCTAAACGAAGTGGGGTGTTTAATTCAAATTTAGCAATTGTGTCTGGTAACTGAGTTATAACAGCATCCGGTACATGTCCTTTTAATTTTTCTAATTTCATATTTTATTTTTAAATTGTTACTACTCTACCTTGAATATCTGTATTGGGGTATCTAACTTCAAAAACTGCAGGATCCATAGAAGGATAAATATTACCATTTCTAGTAGCACCTGCTATATCATACCCATAAGGAGAATATGTTACTCCTGTAGGATCTTGTTTATTAACAACTTCTAACTTTACAACAGATTGTACTCCTCTTATTTGTAATAATTTACTAATAATATCAGAAATTATTATTGGTTGATTAATTTGCCATTTATCTATATTAAAATAATCTTGTAAAGTAGATATACAATTAGTTAATATTTCTTTATTAGAAAATCCACTTAATATAGCAATGTCAAAATTAATTCCTATATTAATATAGAAAGCATCTCTAATATTAATAGCATCAGTAACCATTCTATATTCATTAATATAAGTTACTAAATTTTCTTTTAAAATATTAGAAGCCTGAATTAGTTGCTTATTATTATTAAAAGATAAAACATATAAATCTAGACTTAAAGGATTATCAGGTTGAGTGTGGGCTACTGTTTGTTGTATATCTTCTCTAGCAAATTCTTGAGTAATATAGGCTTTTGATATAGTACCATAATTAGAAGGCATAGATAATGCTCGTACTATATAATCATCTTTAGTTACTGCTCTTAATTGGGTTGAATAAGCATAAAGAGCATTTTGACGAATTTCATCAACTGTATCTCCATTTCTACCACCTGTTGATGGAGATGGATTATTAGGTACTACACTATTAAGAACAATAGTTGTAACTCCTGGAACAGGAGGAGTACCATTTTTAAAGTAAAGCCCAGATGTATCTATGATTGTTAAATCATTAACAGGTACATTTGAAGTAACTCCACCACCTACAAGATAATTTACTTGTAAAGATCCAGAAGGTACTAAACCATATTCTTGAGTAAACATTACTGATGCTTCATTGTAATTATTAGTTAACAATGAAATACCAGGAACTAACCCTAGTTGAATAGTATCTGGTGTTGGAATTATTTGATTATCTGATTTATCTTGAGACAATCCAGCTCCAAATTCTAATTGCATAGTATTATCTGAGAGGATTCTAGATACAAATCTTCTAGGAACTTTTTGTAATTGTAATAAATATGGAGTTGGATCTGTTGGGTATGACGGATTAGATACCTTACTAAAAATAGAACTTTGAGCTAAATATGGTACTTCATACCATATATTACCATCACTACTAGTTACATTTAATATTTGTAATAAATTTGTATCAGTAATGGTAGCAGTTGCAAACTTTTGATTTCCATTAAAATTAAAAGTTATTGATTTAATTTCAGCTGATATAACGGGAACTGACTTTTTTATTAAAAAATAAGGATCAGCATATGTAATTTCTGCACTTGATGTATTAGTAAAATCTATAGTTTCAGTAGTTAAAAATTTAATTCCTGTAGAATTAGAAGTTATAACAGTATTAGCTGGGATTATTAGACCATAGTTTGTAGTATCAGGAATTGTAGTACCAGGTAATAAATCAATTATAGTAGGTACTAGTTGATATATATCAATTTCAGTAGTTGAAGTATATGATGCTTTAGGACGATAACCCATTACATAAGATAACGCATATAGATTTTCTTTTTCTTTAGCATATAGAAGAAAATTCTCTTGTGTTTGAGTATCTAAATAAAATGACATTACATCCCCAACGTAGGAAGCCATTTCGATAAATAAATTACCAGGGGTGGCTTCTGTAAAATCGTTATATGTTGTTGGGAAATAAGTTTTAGCATACTGTTGGAGAGTATTTTTAAAACTTGTAAAATCCTTATTTAAATATGATATATTTTTTTCTTCAGACATTATTATTGAAATTGTACGGTTACTTGATCAGGTGTGTTCGATATGTTTAATAAGTAGCTTAAATTTAATTCTATAGAATTAGAATCATACTCCGGAACTATATCTATATTCACAACTGATATTTCAGGTATAAACATATTAATACTATTTATAAGATCTAATCTTAGATTTTCAATATTAAAGTCAGTTATACCTTCAAATAAAAAATCTCTTAATCCAGTCCCAAAAAGAGGATTCATTATTCTTTCACCTCTAGTGGTTAATAATAGATTAATTAAATTAGATTTAATTTGATCTTTAGTAGTATAAGTACTATTAAAGGGTCTACTAAAAGGTAAAGATACCCCAATAGCAATATTCTTTTGTAAATCTAAAGGATTTACTCGTATCGTTTGAGGTATCGGCATATTAATCTAAATTTCTTAGTCCAGCTCTATCATGAGCACTCATATTAGCACCAGCATCAGCAATAAAAGCAGCAAATGGGTTATCAGAAGTTGGATCAACTCTTAGTTGAGGCTGTTGTTCATAGCCAAACATAGATCCCATTTTACTGCGTAAAGCTGCTTTAGCTTCACTATTACCACCTGTTGGTATATCACTACTCGTAAAACTAAATGTTTTATTTTCGTTTAACTCTTGCTTTTTCTGTTCTAATAAAAGAACACCGATTTCTTCACGAACTGCTTCGCGAACTGCTTCTTTAATTAAATTTTTAAATACCTTAGCATTCATAATTATAAATATTTAACCTTGTAAATTTTGTTGATCAATAATTAATTTTAATTGTTCTATTAAATCATTTGGATCTTGTGTAAATGAATATTCGCTTCTAATTGATTCTACCCCTCTACGATTAATAGCTACGGCATATTTACGTTTGTTACCTTTAACAATAAACTGGGGGTTATTTTGTTCTTCTTTAATAGCAAATTTAAAATCTTTATAAGATCCATAATCTCCACCCGCTGGTAAAAATAGGTTTGACAGCTCGGTTAATTGTTGTTCATTTAGGTTATCTAGAGCTTTATTATCTAATTTTAAACTAATTTCTTTTAAGCGATTTCTTAATTCTATAAGATTATTTATTTCATTAGATAGTAATACGGAAGCTATTGCTACTAATACACTTAAAGAAGCTACTAAAGCCGCTGCTTTATTAATTATATCTGTTATCTTTTTTACAGCTCCGGGTGGAGTTAGAGGGGGTAATAAAAGAACAGCTAAATTTAGAACTACAATTACAGCACTAAAAACTAATAAAATTCTACCTATATTATCTATTATTTTTTTAAGTTTATCTAATTTATTAATATTATTATTAATTAAAACTATGGCATTATTCCTTAAATTAGTTGCTATAACTACTGTTGTTTCATCTTTAACTTGAGTATTTATGTATTCATTTACTTGATCAACTAATTCTTCTAATTTTTTTCTTTGAGTAATTAATACTGAGAAGCTATTTACTAGTTGTAGGCCAAGAACTGGGACTAGGGTTTTAGCTGTATTTGTAGCTATTTGTTTTATTAAATCTTTTTTAGATTTACTTTCTGTACTTTTTATATTTTTATCAATATTTTTAATTGCACTATCTATAGCTAGTTGATTATTTTTAATGGGAGTATAAGGATTATTATTTATATTATTTTTATCTTGCTGTAATTTAGTTTGGTTTAAACTAATAACTGCTTTTGAAGCTATTAAAGAAGCTGAGGCTGTTTCTATTATTTTATTATATTGGTCTTGGGTAATTTGTTTAGTATTGAGTTTATATATAGCTTCTTCTTCAATTCTAGTTTTTTCAATCCCAGCGTCTTGTTCTTTTTTAGTTAAAATATCAAGTTCATTATCTAATTGAGCTGTTTTAGTTTGATCTCCTATTACAAGTATTTCTTTACTTTTATCTTTAAGTTGAGATCCAAACGATTTAATAGAAGCTGATTTAGATACTGTTTCAACAATATTAGGGGATATAACAGGTGATATATTAATATTATTAGCCATTATACTGTAAATACTTTTTTAGATGTGATATTTTTTAATAACTTATTTAGTTGTTTAATATCTCCTGATAGGTCTGTACCGGCGGCTTGTAAAGATATAATGGGACTTCCCTCAGCAGTACTAACAGTACTTGATAAATAACCAGCAAGTCTATTTAATGTTTTATTTAGTTGAATTAATAATTTTACAGTTTCATTCCCTAATAAAACGGGTTGAGGTGCATTAGTAGAACTATACGGGCCTAAAAAAATATTATTAGAATTTAAATGAACTCGCTCATCAGCATTTAAATTAATAACATTTTTAGTATTAATTTCAACATTTGTTTTAGCAAATATCATTACCTCATCCTTTTTAGAATTTATAACAATCCTATCACTATTAACAATAACCTGAGCGTTGAAATAATCAGGTGCATTTAATGGATTGGTTAAGTTGTTTAAAACTCCATTTTTATCTGTTTGAAGAGGAAGTTGTTGAGTTGATGTAAAGTAAATAGAGGAAAGATCTTTATTTATTTTTTCTACATGGAATTTCTCCCCAGGTTGATAATCAAATCCGTTTGATAATATAGTAATAGGACTATCATCATTCCCTATATTACTCCATTCATTTAGATTACTATATAATTTAGTAGTAGAACTAAATCGTAAAGCAGCACCTTGTCTACCCTGAATTATATGATCACCTTCAAAAGATAATAAAGATTTAATTTGAGGATTTTCAGCAAATGTTAGTCCTAAACTAGCATCATCATTTGCTGGTTGGGAGTTTTGTTGTTGATTACTCCAGATATTAATAATATTACTATAATATTTTCTGGATGTTGTATTTACGAGTTGAGACGCTGGAGAGGGGAGTTCAATTAATGATATTAATTCTCCTAATAAAGGGTAATATTGATATTGAGGGTTTAAAGGTCTAGCTACTTTACAACTATTTAAAAAATTATTATCAATAGATCCAGTAGTATTTTTAGATTGTTCATAATCAAGATAAAAGATAGTTCCTATACCATTATAACCTCCTACTTTTTCAAACATTTCTTTTGTAGGGGTATTTTCAGTAGTAACAACACCATAAACTTTTCCTACTTGATTCTTTATGTTTACTTTTACATTATTATTAGAAAGAGCAGAAATAATAGGTGATAAGTTTTCTCTTATTCTCATTTCTTTTCAATTTGAGGTATAGAAGGAACTTGCTCTAATAATTTATTACCTTGTTCTTTTATAGCATTTTGCTCTTCAATTAAAGCATTAATTTCATCCATATCTATAAACCCAGCGTCTTGAGTAGCATTCATTGTAGCAGCACGTTGCGCAATGCCTGCCATTTTAATTAATTGATCGTTATTTTTTACATTAACATCAATTAAGTCTTTAACAGTAGGCATTAACATCACGGCGGAACCTGCATTAGAAGTAGCAATAGGTTTGAGGGTATCTATAAGTTCGTTGATTTGTTTATCAACATCTTTATTATTCCTATGGATCTGCTTAAACAGGTCTGCTAGTGATGTGTTTCCGAATATAGTAACATCATCAAAATTAGACATAATTTACGTTTAACAATAAATATTTGTAATTAAATTCTTATATATCCATTAGTATAATATTCATTATATAATTGTACGTATGAAATTTTTAATTTCTTAATAATTTTAGTAATCTGAGGAGTGGATACATCTGTTATTTCGCGGATATAAATGTACAATGCCTTTTTATTAAATATCTCTAATGTTTCACGTTTACGGAATAATTCTACAATTGCATCTGCTGTTTGAGCGTCTTGTTTTTTAGGAAATAATTTATATATATGAGTATCAATATATTTTATGTATTGATCCATAAAGTTATTTTCATTAAACATATTTTCTAAACTCTTATCATTCTCATATAGATGCATTTGATCTTCATCAGATTCATCTACATCGACTTTTTCCTGAAGTTTTTTATAGTTGTTTTCATTATATACAATAAGATAGCGCTTTGCAATAGTGCCAAAATAAGAGAAAGCCTTACCTTTTTCTGGTTTATAAAGGTGAAGCTTTTCAAGTAAGAATGTAATAACCTCGTGTTTGAGTTCTTCTATTGTATCAGTATCTGTATAATAGAATTTAAACGTATGAATAATATTTTCGGCTAATTTATAAAAACCATATTCGATACGTTCATTATAAATACGATTACGTTCAGCCGTGTCGACAGTAATAAGATACTCTACGATAGCATCTTCAGTATCCTGAGTGAAATAGATACGAGGTTCTTTTGGTTTGCGTTTACGTGGTTTACCTCGTTTAGTTAATGCTAATTTATCATCAGCAAATATATCGGATCCGTAGTTTTCAAAATATGACATAATATGATTCCCTAGTTTTAATCTCAATATAATGAGGAGAAATCATGTAACCAAATTATTTTCTAGTATTAAATTCGTTGAGTAGATCTTGCATTTCTTTTAGATTTCTAAAGAAAGTACCTACTTCATCATCAGATTTAAAAGCACCCATTGAATCAAGTTCTTCTAATTTCTGTTGAGAATTTTGAATAATAATACTAATAGCATCCAAATGTTGTTGTTGTTGAATAACAGCTTTTTCAAGTACATTGTTGCGCCTAATTAAGAAAAATAAACCAACAGCAATTAACTCAATAACATGTATTCCAACTACCCATATCCATACCATATTATCTATTTGCAAATTGTTGTTCAAAATCATCACCTTCTAAAGAAACCATTTCTCGAGTTTTATCAACATGTTCTTTTAATAGTTCAATAGATTCTAAAATTTGATCTTGATCCATATTTCTATTAACTTGAAGTTGAATTCTATTAGCAAGAGCATCTAATTGTACTAATTTGTCTAATACATTGTTTTTATAACGCATAATATATGTTTATATATAAATATATGATAATCCTGGTTCCCATACCCTCGACGACTTTCCCTCACTCCCCTAATTCCAAACCATCCGTAGGATAAAGTTACGGGATTTCCTTCACGAAGCCAAAGAAAAGGTGCCTTTTTTTAAGACACCTTTCTAATTTATATTTTTATTAAATACTAATTATCC